GAAAACTATGACAAAAGAAGAAGTTTTGCAGAAAGCAAACGAGTACTGTAGTGAGAAAGGCTACACAGAAGAAACGTTAACCGAAGATTTCAAAGACAAGTTTTCAGATTTCTTTTCCAAGAAATATCCAGACACCGCCACTGACGACGAGTCGATGCTTGAAGATTTGCATTTCAACCTGAACACTGCGTTCAGCGCAACATCGAAAGGTATCACAGCCAAGCAGAAAGCGTTTGAGGAAAAAGAGAACGAGTATAGAAGTCAAATCGAAACGTTAAAAAAGAAACGTGCCGCAGAGCCAAAAAAAACAGAAATCCCAAAAGAACTCCAAGACAAACTCGATGAGTTGGAGCGATTCAAGGACTCTCAGCGCAAGCAAGAAAAGTACAAAACAATCTTGGCTCTGGCAAAGAAAAACATTCGTGAGGATTTGCATAAGTCGTTTGAAAACTATGCGCTCGACTTTGCAGTCTCTCTGGATGAGACGGACGAGGAGCAGGCAAAGAAATTGACTTCACGCTTTCAAGAAATCTTTAAGGACAGCATCGGCAGTATTAAGCCGCTCGCTCCGAAAAGAACACAAAAACAAGATGAAGAGTTCCTCAGTTCGCTGCCAAAAATAAAAGTATGTTGAACTAATAAATTTTTATCATGGTTACAAACTTAGCGTATTTTTACGAGACCTCACGCAAAGTGCGTGGTGGTAAATGGGTTTGGGTCAAGGATAGCAACGGTGAACAGAGGAACAACGTTCTTCTCGGTGGCACTATTCTGAACCCGAAGAAAGACTTTGACCATCTCTACGCTGCTCAACTCGTTGAGTACAAGCCCGGGGTTGGATGCCTGATTTTTCGTTCATTTGGTGTAAAGACCGCAACCACGGCTGCAACCGACACTACCATCTATATTAATGGTGACGGATTAAGCGATGTACCCGAAGTTGGTATGCTGATTATGAAAGCACCATCTGCTGCTACTGGCACTGGTCAGTCAGCACTTGTGACCAACGTTGTTTATGATGAGACTAACGAGCGGTTTGCAGTTACACTGAGTGTTGCTCTTGGCGCACTTGCTGTTGGAGACATTCTCGTTGAGGCTGCTGGAGATGCGGCTGACGACGACGCTACGGTTCTTGTCTCGAACCCCAACACTTTTGTCGAGGCTGACAGAGACCTTATGCCTACTGAGGGCTATGGTCTTACTGGTGAGGCTAACTATTCTATCAGCACTGTTTACAACAAGCAGGCTTGGATTGCTCGCATGCAACCGCTGCCCGCTTACGTGCTTGCTAACAACCGTTCACGGATTGACGGTATTTTCTGGATTTAAAGAAAGGAGGAAATAGAATATGGCAAACGCATTAAAATGGGCTTGGACACCCGAAGAGGCTGTCGAAAAACTGTATAAACACGGCTTGCTTGACGGCACTAACCAAGGTTTCTTGCAGACCCTTATCGATAACGCAATTGAGATTGACGAGAACGCTTTCTTCTGGCAGGAGCATTTCCGTGTCGAGGGCAATGAGTACGACATTGACATCGCCGACTTGAAAAAGAATCCCGCTTGGACTGTTCGTCAGAAAATCAAGAGAACTGTGCCGATGGCTGACGCAATGGCTCCGCTCTCTGAGACCATGCAACTTGACGCTGAAGGCTTCACTGAGAAGACTGGTTCGATTTACCAATATGGTAAAGGACTTTTCGAGACATCGATGTCTAAACTCGAACTTCAGGCTCGTCTTCGTGAACTCGGCCCCGACCAGTCGCTCATTGAGGGATATGTACGTGGTGTTGCCGACTTGGTCAAGTCTCACAACCTTACCGTTTCCAACATGGCTGCGCAAGTGCTGTCAAAGGGCGGTGCGTACAACAACAATTTCGCAATTAGCGGTGGCGGCAACACACGTGGTTTTACTGGAGTGATGACTACTCAAGCAGCCTACATTCCTCAAGAGAACTACAAGACCGCAATCGATGACGTGTGGACAGATGCAAGTGCTGACATCCCCGAACAGATGCGTCAGATTGAGTACGAGTTCAAGGCATCGAAATCGATTCCCGACAGCACTCCGTTTGAGTGGGATATTCCTTGGGATACCGTTCAGAGCGTCCTTTTGAAGAATGCGGCTTTCGTGAAAGAAGTCAACCGCTACATTGCACTCTACGCACCCGACAAGGTTATCATCGTGCAGAACGGACAGTCGCCCACCGACGTGGCAAGCATCACTTGGGAGCAACTTGTTGCTTACAGCCGCTCGTCCGTGTCGAAGATTTCTCCGATTCGCATCGTCCGTGAGCAGCAGACTGTGCAAGACATCACCACTTATCACACCGTGAATGGTTGGCAATCAGGTGTTGTTGTTCTTCGCCCTCTCGGTTATGCTGGTGTTCTTGTTCACGCAAAGGTCGCTGATGTTGAGTTGATGCGCTCTGGCGAGGTCAACAACAACATTCAGTTCTCTCTTGCAAAGGTTCAAGGATTCCTCAACGTGATTAACAAGACCGTGCCCAACGGTATGCTTAAAGCATATCACACTGATGTTATCGGTCGCTACGCTACTGTCCTTGATGAGAGTCCGTATCACGTTATCGTAGACATCACACGCACGAACTAAAAAGTGAAAGAAAGATGACCGTATTAGAATGGCTGAAAGCAGGCACACGTTACTCGTTTGAAGAGCAGAACTTTGTGCGAATTGCGTTAGACCGTGGGTGTGACCCTAATGACGACGTATACGATGAGAGTGTTGTCTCAAAGCGGCAGCGTGACCTTATGGATGCCGACATTATCTATATGGCGGTGTTGCACAGCCCTTCTAATACTGCGTCATTGTCTCAATCACACAATGGTTTCCAAAAGACCATTGGACAAGAACAAGACTTTTATCAGAACGAGAAAATCAAATATGCCGTGAGTATATACAAACTCTACGGCGATGAGCGTGCTGACGTCCTTGAGAGCGTTAAGCGAAAGATTAAGTTTATCCCGATAATCGACGTTGACAAGTTATGACATTCGATGAGATATTGGAGTTTCCGTACACAGGAACAATCACACACGTTATCCGTGGCAAGGGAATGGAGAAAGACCGCCGTGTTGTCATCTACGAGGGTATGATGGACGAACACATGGTCTCTGACGAAGAGGGGCGCACGTTACAGACAGCGTCTTATATCATTAGCATCCCTTTGACAAAAGACACGGAAGACAACTGGATTGTGCCACGTAAAGGCGATGAGATTTCAATCACTCGATATGGAGAGACTTTCACGTTGACAGTTGACAACTCTGAGCCGTCTCAACTTGGCGGTGTGAGTATCTACGCATCACGAAACAGTTGGTAGTTATGGCAAACGTAAAACTCGCAAATTTCGACAAAAAAAGTCTTTATAAGTCGATGATGTTGTATGTGCTAAACATGCAAAAAGACTCGTTTGTCGAATATGCAAGAGCCAAAATCCAAGAAATCGGCGATAGGATACACTCACATAACAGTAGAAACCACATGGATAGGACAGGTAACTTGCTTGACAGTCTGTGTTGGGGAGTGTCATACAATGGGAAACTTTACGGACATGGATTTTACAGGCCAAAACAAGCAACAGAGCCATCGTACTTACACGAATGGTCAAAAGCATCATTTAGAGACAAATACGACAAAAACAGTTGGGTTGACGAAGCCGATGCCAGCGAGCCAGTTAACGGACGTGAACTCGCAAAGGAGTATCTCGATAGTTATGGTAACAGAGGCGGGAAAGGCTGGAGAGTTTTCTTCGCTATTCTCGCACCCTATTGGGGATATTGGGAAAAAGGTTTCATTCTAAAAACTGGCGGCGGTAGGTCTGGCATTCCACGCAATGAAAGGTTCGTCCAATTCGCTGTTATGACAGAGTTCCACGATGAGATAAAACGTGACTTAAAGCCGATGTACGTGAGGAAGCCAAGGGTCTCCGTTGCTAAATACACTGTTTTCAGGACTTTACGTATTGCTAAAAAGAACTTTTACGGCTAATAAGATATGCTTGACAAATCAAGAAGTGACATATACGATTTTCTCTACAATCTGTTTTACGGAACAGTTTCGGAGAATGTGTACTCGATGAGCGAGCCTCAAGAACTTGAGGACACCGACAGAAATGACGGATTTCTTGTCTTGCACGTTGGGTCTATCTACGATGCGAGCGAGTTCGATGAGCAAGCATACGGAGAGGTTCGTTGCTATGTCGAAGCATACGTTCCGCCAATCACCAGAGGCCGTCTTGATGTAGACAAATACAGAGCATTAGAGGATGCAATAAACGCAACCATTGACAACGCTATCGAATCTTCAACAAACGATGACACCTATTTCATTCAGAAAGGAAGCATCATATCAAGCGAGACCGAAGAGGCAAGCAACGCAAACAACACATTTTTCGTTTTCATAAAGTCTTTTATTGTCGTAATAGACAAAGAGAATTAAATAGAGAGTATTAAATAAACCTTTTTAAAACGTTTTGAATTATGGCAAAAAAAACCACAGTAAAAACCGCAGCACTCGGATACAGAACCGTAGGTGCTACTTCAGGCGACTACACTCCGCTTATGGGTGTGTTGAAGGGTCTCACCATTGGACAGGATGAACCCGATTCGACCGAAATCGAGGCTGAGTTCTATGACGCTCCGTTCGACATCCTCTATGATGGCAACCCTGTGACGTTCACGTTTGAACTCGCAAACTATGACCTCAGCGAACTCCCCGCTCTGTTCGGCGGCTCGTATGATTCCCAAACCAATGTGTATGAGGGCGCACCCAATGCTTTCACAAGCGAGCATGAGTGGAAACTTGATTTCCAGCGTGGCAATGCCTCTCTGATTCTGTATCGTGGTCTCACCGTGGGTACTATCAAGAAGGATGAGGACGGCGCACTGAATTACAGTGTCACCATTACCGCACTGAACTACACCACCACCGAAAACGGTGTTGAGACAGACCACATGTACAAGATTGTGGGAAACGCATAACGCCGTATAGCGGAAGAGTTGTCGCCACAAGTCCAAGTCTGCCTTTCACAAGCACAAATGGTGTGCAAAATTTTGATGTGACGCTGTCAGAAATCACAGCCGCAGACAAAGAGACGTTGAGAAATCTTTCTGTAGGTTCAGATTTAGGATGGGTGGGTATAAAGAAACCAAGCGATGAGACAGGACAAGCACTGCCATTTACTGTCACAAATGTGACAACAGGTTCTAGTGGGAGCATCTCTGTAAGCGCAGAAACGCCCACAACCACTACAGAAGATGACGTTGTGTATTTCTCTATACAAGTCGACAATGATGATGTAAGCGTAGAAATGACTACGAACATAGTTGCAGACTCATATATAGTTGAGAAATTGCACATTCAGTGGTGACACACGCTATACGGCAAAGAACAAAACATTCGGAGGGGTGTTTAGGGGAAACCCTTTACACCTCTCTTTTTTAATAAGAAACGAATGAGCAAAGATAATAACACGGAC